TGTAAAACTATGTTCTAATAAAGTCATCTAATATACTATTAGATAATTTACAACAAATTCGTAAATAGTAAGATAATAAGGTATTTATAAACTGTATAATGGATACTACAATACTGGAAACATCGTTATTGGAATTACCTCAAAATATAAAAATAGATAAACCTATTTTTCAAAAGATGTTATTCATAATGAATGCTTTAGATAATGGATGGACTGTTAAAAAATCATTGGATTCTTATATCTTTACAAAAAAACATGAGAATCGACAAGAGATTTTCAAAGAAGACTATTTAGAGCAATTTCTGTTAACAAATAGTTCAACTGACACTGTATTAAGCAAGCCATAATAATTGGTATATTATGATGACGTTATATAGGTATAACGGTCTGTATTATGAAAGATACAAATATATTTAGGGTATTTTTATTAAATTACAATTCTATTTTAAAAGTTACAATTGTAATTTACAAATTATTTATAAACAACAAATTATCTTCATTACGCTAATAAAATACATTATTTTATTTTAGCAATATTACAATAAAAATAGATTAATGCGGTTTTTTCTGAAATTATTTTCTATATTAAGTATATAAATTCCATACAATGGCTGGAGGTTTAATGCAATTAGTCGCCTATGGCGCACAAGACGTGTTCCTTACCGGAACCCCCGAGATTACTTTCTGGAAGGTGTCCTACAGACGCCACACCAACTTCGCCATGGAGTCCATCGAGCAGACCTTCTCCGGTCAGGCCGATTTCGGACGCCGTGTGACCTGCACTATCAGCCGCAACGGTGATCTTGCTTACCGTACCTACCTTCAGGTGACTCTGCCTGAGATCAACAAGACCATGGGTGCCAACGACGCCTGTGCTGCTCGTTGGTTGGACTATGTTGGTGAGCAACTGGTCGCTCAGGTTGAGGTTGAGATTGGAGGTCAACGCATCGACCGCCAATACGGTGACTGGATGCACATCTGGAACCAACTGACTCTTTCCAAGGAGCAGGAGGCTGGTTACCGCAAGATGGTCGGCCACACCACCCAGCTGACTTACTTGACCGATGCTGGCTACGCCGATATTGCTGGTCCTTGTGCCGCTACCACCGCACCCAACCAGGTGTGTGCTCCCCGCAACGCCCTTCCCGAGACCACCCTTTACGTGCCTCTTCAATTCTGGTTTTGCCGCAACCCCGGACTTGCCCTTCCTTTGATTGCCCTTCAATACCACGAGGTCAAGATCAACATTGATTTCCGCCCCATTGGTGAGTGCCTGTTCGCTGTCTCTGGTACCGCTTCTGCCACCGCTGCTTACCAACAATCCCTTGTTGCTGCTTCTCTCTACGTTGATTATATCTTCCTTGATACCGATGAGCGCAGAAAGATGGCACAGAACCCCCATGAGTACCTCATCGAGCAGGTCCAATTCACTGGTGACGAGTCTGTTGGTTCTTCCTCCAACAAGATCAAGCTCAACTTCAACCACCCCTGCAAGGAGTTGATCTGGGTCGTCCAGCCTGATGCCAACGTTGACTACTGTGATTCTCTGGTCTCCACTAGCGAACTGTTCGCCGTCCACGGAGCCCAGCCTTTCAACTACACTGATGCCCTTGACTCCCTTCCTAACTCCATCGCCGCCTTCGGTGCTGTTGACCTGGCTGGTGGCTTGAGCGTCGCCGAGGCCGGTGCCTTCGTGCTTGCCGAGACTGCCCTTGACATGCACTGCTGGGGTGAGAACCCTGTCGTGACTGCTAAGCTTCAGCTTAACGGCCAGGACCGCTTCTCTGAGCGTGAGGGTTCCTACTTCGATACCGTCCAACCCTTCCAGCACCACACCCGTGCTCCTGATGCCGGTATCAACGTGTACTCCTTCGGTCTTCGCCCTGAGGAGCACCAACCCTCTGGTTCCTGCAACTTCTCCCGCATTGACAATGCCGTCCTTCAGCTCGTCCTTTCTGCCGGTGCCATCGGTTCCGCCAACACTGCCAAGGTCCGTGTCTATGCCGTGAACTACAACGTTCTCCGTGTCATGTCCGGGATGGCAGGTGTTGCGTACAGTAACTGATCAAATTGTCAGTTAATGCGTGACCTACAAAGTATTTTAATAAAAAGGGTTTTCCCACAAAAACAAAATAAAAATTATAAAACACAAAAAATAAATAAAAAATGTAAAATAGTTAATCAATTACCCTGTCGGTTTTTGAATCTCCATAAAATATAATAAAAAATATAATGTTTTTATTATACAAACTTAGACATATCAATAAAATAACTCAATGATTTCAACAGTTTTTTCAGTAGTATTATCTACCCAATATTGAATTTGTGTCAATAACGCTTTAATTCTTTCTTCCCATTCTACAATTTTAGTCTTAGATACTTGCATAACACCATAGCCGTTTACTTTCCAACAAGAACTTATTTTCTTGCCTTCTTTATCTACATAATTATCAGGGTTGAAACGGATAAACACTATTGGACGATGCCCTACATCTTGAGAAATTTCCATTAATCGTTTATTTTCACAGCTACAATCGTAAGTATCATGTTTATTTTCATCAACTTCAATAATTATAATATGAGTCCCCATATCTAATAATAAATCAGGTCGCCGGTTAGAACACCCATCAACTACTCTTTTATCGCATACCCAAGAAAACCCTGGAAATTTGTTTTTCACATGGTCTACTACATTGTTTTCTTTAGTTTTGAAATTTCGTGAAACATCTATATCAGGACATAAATGAATACAACATGGTAAACAATAACCATTATATTTTTTAATACCTCGTGTCTCACATAATGGAGATTTACATAATTGACTACCGTCACATATTTTACATCGTGCTTTCATTTTATCATGAACGCAAATCAAAGAACCTTTACATTCTATACAATGTTGTTTATTCCGTCTGTGTTCGCATATAGCCGCACCATCACATTCTACACAACGTCTTCGTCTTTTACCATGTCGACAAATTTGACTACCACCACAATCTATACAATCACCTTTTTTATTTCCGTGACTACATAGTTCATTTCCTCCACATTCAACACATCGTGATTTACGCATTTTATGGCTACATATACCAGCACCACCGCATTCTACACAATTATATCGTCTTCTATTATGAAGACATTTTGGTGATGGTCCGCCCATAATACTTTTTATATTATATACGTATATTCTTTTATATAGTTTTTTATAAAATAACTATATAATTCCTAAATATTCTCATTTTTAGCTTGAGCCAATTTTTCCTTCTTTTTAAGATATGCTGTGCGAGCCCATTTTTTCTTTTGTTCTGCGGTAGGTGTATAATTAGCCTTATAGTTAGTTTCTTCTTGATGCTTCTTGACACGTTCTTTGATAACTTCCTTATTATTTTGATAATACTCTTTCCTACTTTCTGGAGCCGTATATCGTTTCAAATGCTCCTTAGTAGCTTGTAACTCAGCTTCTAATTGAGCGACCTTATCTTCGAGCTCTTTGATGCGAAGGTCTTTATCCATTATTTTGTTTTACAATATTATATATAGAATAGCGTTTATATCTTTTATCAAAACATATTAGAATCATAGACCATCATTTTCGGAAGAGACAATAAAGTAAATTCCATTCGCTCTATCATAGGAATAATATCGAGAACACGTAAATATTCGTTATTTTTATTGTTTGAAATATAACTTAAAATGTCATATATGTTTGAGACTTCCACTTTATCGCCTTTATTATTTGTCAGCTCAATACCAACACGTATAATTATATTTTCTATCATTTTCCAAAAAAAGATAGGAGAACTTTTATCTGTAAAAAGACAATTTTCAAAATCCATTATGACACAAGTATGATTATTGGTTTCCGTTTCTATATTCAATTTATCAATTTGATAATTATTATGGGTTCGTGTAGTCCGTTTTATAAGTATATTGTCTAAGTGTAAATCATTATGTATAAATCCGGTTTTATGATATGCTACAACTAGAGAATAAATCGTTTGTATGAGTATGCTACGTAAAATATGGAAATTCGTATTAGTCCAAGAATGATTTTTGACGGACCCCTCATTAAAATACTTCATAATAAGGACATCTTTTTTGGTATTTTGTTCGGGAGTTCCTTGACAAATTTTGTCAGAAGAATTATCATCATAACATTCAAATATACATATAAACTTTATAAATCCAGAACAGTTCGTTTTATGTAAATGCTCTGAAATAGAATATTCTTTTCTTATTGTAGTATTCTCTCTTCCCATTTTTACTATTATATTCACTTTACTATGATTCTGTTCCAAATAAGCTAATAATACTCTACTATCCTCGTCTTTTTGTCTCTGTAATAATTTCACAATCTCTATTCTATTGGCAGTATCAATAGCATCACATTTTACATAATATTTTGAAGTGCTACTGGATATTGAGCTGCTCCTATTTTTATGTAAGAATACAGACATTATAGTATAAGTATAACCAACAAAATATTTCTATATTTGTGTTATATCAAAAAAAGTATATAATTAAATAACACTACAACTAATTATATTGATAGCACACAATGAATAATCAAATTTATGAGGATAATTATACCAACATAGTTGAACCGAAATATGGAAACAAACGAGATGTTGCGAAAGATGAAATACTTACAAATAATATAATGATACCTCATGACTACTCTATTAAAAAAACTGAACGAGTTGATATGACCTCATATGAAACCTATAGTATAGACCCAATTGGATGTAAAGATGCGGATGATGCGTTTTCAATATATACTAAAAACAATAGATTATATTTCGCAATCCATATTGCTGACCCAACTGAATACATAGATTTAAGTTCAAATTTATGGAAAGATATAGTATCGAGAACAACAACCAAATATCCATCAAATCGTGCCCCAATTCACATGATGCCGGACAAGGTGTTGGAATTATCCAGCTTACAAGGAACAATAGAAGGTACTACTAAAAATGCAATAACCGTATTAAGTGAAATTAATTCAACAACATATGAACCTATACATGAAATCAAATTATTATTTACAAGAGTGTTCGTAAAAAAAGAAAATGCTTATAGTTATAATGATGCTGCCCTTATATGTAATGACATAAAAGCGTTTTCTATAGGATTAAAAATAAGCGAAAGATTAAAAACAAGACGTTCGTTAAAAACAAAAGGAATCAAACTAAATGAAGTTTCCACCGCATATCCTATATATGAAGATAATCACGTATATTTATACGAAGATACAAAACAAGAGCGATTGATGAAACAAATGATTGCTGAATTTGCTATTTTTGCGAACTCTTTTGTAGGTGAATATTTAAAAATTAATTTAAATACAGGTATTTTTAGAACGTGTAATGCGAGCGAATGGTTACAAACTGTATATAATGAAATATCTGGCGAAGAATTGTTAAAGGAGATAATAACGAATGGTATCCGTGCCGACTATATGGCAAACATAGAATCACATGATTTGGTTGGGATGCCCGAATATTGTCATTTTACATCACCAATTCGCCGTTTATCCGATTGTGTATGTCATTATTTATTGAAATATATATATTTTAAAAATAAACAAAAAGATTACAATATACCCTTTTCCGAGCAAGAATTAGACCAATTAGCCAGAAAATGTATGAATGTAACACGTTTTGAGAAGAAAAATCAATATTTAGATATCAAATTTCGATTATTACAAGTGATGGCGAATATGATTTATGAAAGAAAAAAGATAACTATTGAATATTATATTACAGGTTATAGTGGTCTATTTTTGAATATTATTATTTGTAAAATAAACAAATATCACGTCCATATGTCATATACACTACGTGTTCATGATTATGCAAAAGATATTGAACCAAAAAAGAAAGATTTTATATGTATTACACATGTAAACTGCTTTACTGATTATGACGAAAACACAATACCAGAGTTAGACGCATATATCTTGAACTAAATATTGATTTCTGATATATCACAAATCAATTACTAAAACTATGTTTTACTATTTTTTCTCAATAGTATGTAAATGATTTCTAAGATAATAACAATATTAGCCGGTATAAGTTTGGTAGATTCCATAAATGTGTATAATTATTATGAACTAGCAGTCCAAAAGTGGTGTAGTACAGAATATATGATTCATGGGTTATGGCCCCAAATAAATAGTACCGCTTACCCTGAAAATTGTCTAGATGTAACATATGTTAAACCGACAGGTGCATTGTTAACCGACATGAATACTTATTGGCATAATTGCGATAATACATTATGGGAACATGAATGGAAAAAACACGGTTCATGTATGTATCAACAGAACAATATAGACGAAGATACATATTTCAATACAACAATCTCGTTATTTTTAGAGAACACAAAACTATTAGATAAATGTGTGGATGATGACTGTATAGTGGCTTGCTTTGATTTAGATTATAAATTAATAGATTGTGAATAATTAGGTAAATGCGTATATTTGTATCATATATTATGAAGTTGCATAATATATGAATATTTTCACCACTTTATTTATTGCTTTTAGGCGTGTAATATTTGATGGAATTGACGATGATGATGATTATGATGAAACAGATAACCTGGTAAATAACAATGATGATGACAACTATGAAGATTCTGATATAGAGAGCAGTAATTTTGTAGATTACAGTCGTGAATCTAAAAACGTATGAAAAATATATTAATATGTA